TTAGCTTCTTTAAAAGCTGCTATTTCTAGCAATCCCGACATGGTTGCGAAAGGGAGTATCGTTGTTGACGGCCGCAAAGCATTAACTCGTGGTATGCGAAAGTTTGGTGATAAGTTTGGCCGTATTGGTTTATGGGTGATGAACTCAGATACATATTTCGATATTGTCGATGATGCAATCACTAAGCAAATTTATGGTGAATCTGAAATCGTTATCTATGGCGGTTTACCCGGTACATTAGGTAAGCCAGTCTTGGTGACTGATGCTGTAGGGGATAACGATGCTTTTGGCTTGCAGTATGGTGCTGTAACAGTAACTGAATCACAAGTACCGGGCTTCCGAGCTTATGACATCAATGATGAAGAAAACTTAGCAATCGGTATGCGTGCTGAAGGTGCATTTAACCTAGATATTCTTGGTTATAGTTGGGATACATCGAAAGGTGAAAATCCTGATCTTACATTACTTGGTTCAAGTGCTAACTGGATTAAATATGCAACCAGCAACAAAATGACAGCAGGTACCTTACTTGATTTATCAGGTACAGCGACAACTGGTTAAAACCTAAAAATTAAAAACCGCAAGGGGGCTAATAAGCCCTCTTTTTTATTATTAAGAGAAAAGCACCATGAAGATTATCTATACACGCATTGCAGCACTGGCTGCATTAGAGACGGGCATTATTGCTAACCCTGACTATTATGAAACCCCAAATCTGAAAGCAAAAGAGGTAATTATTTACGGTAATTATCCAAAGATTCAAAAGGATTACGAATCTTTAGAAGTTCCAGTTGAAGTTCGTAAGTTGGAAGAGCCACAAAAAATGACTTTGGCCACGGTAAATGTCGAGGTAGGAGTCACCCCTGAACTTCAAGCTGTGATTGATGATGCAAAAGCAGAATGTGAAAAAGTAGTTGAAGAAAACACTCAGCTTAAGCAGAAAATTGCCATCTTAGAGCAGGCCGGTGGTAACCAGTCAGAGTTGTTATCTGAGAATTCACGATTAAAAGATGCAGCAGTCTTAGCAGATAAAGCTCTCAAAGATGCTGAAGCTCAAGTGGTCGGTATAAAAACTGAATTTGAAGCTTTTAAAAACGATATTCCTGCAATGCAGGCACGTATTGTTGAATTGGAAGCTGGAAAATCGGCAGAAAACCCAGCTACAGAAACGGCAGCTAATGATTTTGAAAACTGGTCAAATGATCAATTAAAAGAGTATTTGGCTAGTAAAAATATTGGTTACAAGCCGTCAGCAACAAAAGCAGAACTTCTTAAATTAATCCCTAAGGAATAATGCAATGAGCTTTATTACTGTAGATGACGCAAATTCAATTTTGGGCAGCGATTTTGCACCAGACAGTGATAAAGCTCGTCTGGTTAAACTGGCAAATGTCTGGATGAAAAACAGAATAGGTTTTGTACCAGATCCTATTGATCCACTTCTTAAGGACGCGGCTTGTGAAATTATCAAAGGAATTCTGGCCAAAGTAATTTATAACGGCAAAGACCAGCAGTTGAAGCGTAAGAAGGTCAAAGCTGATTCTGTTGAGTCAGAAAAAGAATACCAAGATGGATCTGAAGCAATTTCTAGCTTTGAACAGATAGCAATTGATTTTATTGACTCACTTGATTTGAAAGATCCAAATGCAAGTTTTAATGGCTTTGGCATACCTCTTTACAGGGCATGATATGGGCTTACGTGACGAAATTCAGGCAGATATTGCTGAAGCATTTAATGATGATTTGGCTGACGCCGTTCATTCATTTACTTGTGAGCGGATCTCAAAAACTAATTGGGATCCTAAAACTGAAACATATGTTGAAGTTAAAGAAAACTATTCCGGCCGAGGCGTTCTGTTTGGCTCATACAGTCAATATGAGATTCAGACGCTTGGAGTACTGGCCACAGATAAAAAGGCTACAGTGCTACAGAATGAAATTACCAAAGAGCCAATGATTGATGATGAGTGGCTAACAGCCTTAGGCTCATTTCGGGTAATTCATATTCAACAGGATCCAGCCAGTACAATCTGGAAATGTCAGCTTCGAAAAGTGTAGGGGCTAAAATGGTTAATCCTGATTATGTTCCTGAATGGTATATCTCGCCTTTTCAACATGTGCAGTACACGCTTGCTCGAAATCAACTACACATGGATTTGTTATTTGAAGATATGGATAAGGCCGATCAATTTTTGGATATGGGAGCGGATGCGCAAGTTAGTACTTTTTCTGATGGTGCATATGCAATCGTCCAAATTGGTGATACGGCGGATAAAGACCGAATTCAAGTTTATGGATTGCTTTTACATGAAGCTGTTCATATCTGGCAAATAGTAAAACGGAGAATGGGTGAACGAGAGCCTAGTGTGGAATTTGAAGCTTATTCAATTCAGGCAATCGCTCAAGAACTTTTCGAAATGTACGAAGCAAGCGAGGTGAGCAATGGGATGGAAGGGGAAAAAGCCGTCTAGTTTTAGTCTTGATGTGTCTAAAGCAGCAGAAGACCATGTGAAGCATATTGTTATGGATACTGTGCAATCTTTAGTTAATTTAAGTCCCGTCGATACTGGCGCTTATCGTGCTTCGCATATCGTTTCAATTGGATCTGGTGATTATGGTGTCCGTGGACCTGAAACAAATGCTATTCAGGATGCAGCTATTCAAGCCGTGAAGTTTAAGTTGGGCAATTTAGTTTATATCCAGAACAACCAGCCTTATGCAGAGCGCTTAGAAAATGGGTGGTCTGATCAAGCACCACAAGGAATTTACAACACCACCTTTACCTTTATTTCTCAGAAGTATGGCGGCTAAAATGGCAATGACTTTAGAGCAGACAAGGCAAGCTATTATCGATCGTATGCAAGCTTTTACCGGTATTACGCAAGACAGAATCCAGTATCCAAATTTACCAGGCTTTAATGTACCTAAAGATGGTGTTTGGTGCCGCTTAACGATTGCAGGTGGTCCCAGTTTTACTTCTGGCATTGCAGATAAGCCATGTACTCGCCGTACCGGTAATATCATGATTCAATGCTTTGCACGTCCCAATTCAGGAATAATTGAAATCACAAAATTGAGTGATGCATTACTTGCTCATTTTGAATATTTCACAATCGAACACTTAGAATGTTTGAATGGTCAATCCATCTATGCGGGTAAAGATGCTGATTTCATTCAATACAATGTATCAATAAGTTTTTTAGTTAACTAAAGCACATAACAAACCAATCTTTCACTACCACCTCATCGGTGGTTTTTTTATGTCTATAGGAATCACTTATGAGCAATTTTGTTTTTAAGCGTGGTGACACTTTCAACTTAAATCTTCAGCTAGTTGATATGGATGAAACTTTGCAATATCCACCAGATGATGTACGCCGTGCAATTGATCTAACCGGTTATACATTTACTTCACAAGTTAAAGCTTTGGCTGATGGAGCAGCTGTGGCTACCTTGACTTGTGCTGCATTAAATCAAAGTACACAGAAGGGATGGCTGAATATTAAATCAGGTGCAAGTACAGCAGCTTGGCCTTTAGGTCTGTGCCAGATGGATATTAAGGCTGTTGTAAGTGGAGTCACCCAGCACACTGAAACTTTGACTTTCCAAGTGATTGACGGAGTAACAGCATAATGGCAAATCTTGTATTTAAATTTAATTGGGACCATCGACCGTTCCCTTATAACGCTTCGCAGGGTAAACGGCAGTTTATGTTGCCATTTGCGTCAGGTATTCCCAATCTCGCACCCAACTTTTCACAAGTAGTTGGTACAGCAGCTATCTCTCAAGGTGGTACCGGGGCGACAACCGCAGCAGATGCTCGAAATAATCTTGGAGCTGCTGCCAGTGGTGTAAATAGTGATATTACTGAGATGAAAGGCTTAACAACGGCACTTTCAATAGCACAAGGGGGAACAGGAGCGTCTTCTGCTGGTGGAGCTCGTCAAGTACTAGGTTTGGGTGATCTTGGTACCCAAGGTTTCACAGGCGGTAAAATTAGCGAGCTATATGACAAGGTGTCGGTTCCACAATGGATAGCTGTATTAGGTGATAGCAAGTTTACTTTCCTATCAAATGGCGACTGGCAAGCGGGGAATACAAATAACCCACTTAATATGCCTAGCCGATATGGTTCTTTAATGTCGTATTTGGGATCAAACTCATATGGAACGTATTCATGGCAGATTTTTAAGGCAGTATTGGGTGGACAGCTTTCCTACCGTTATGGTGCGGGATCTGATGCTTGGTCTACATGGGGGCATTTAAAGACCAGCTTCAATACATCAGTTGATGCAAACGGATTCTTAAAATCAGCCTCACCAGTAGTGAAGTTATTTAATGATCATATTGAACTTAATAGTGATGCAGAAAAACAGCCGATTGAATTTAAGAAAGTTGATGTAGGCGATTATTTACTTAAAGGCTCTTTAGGCTTTGCCCAAGAAGGTTGGTACATCGAAGTACCCAAAGACGCAAATGGAAACACGATCGTAGCTGTGGTGTATGACACATTGGAAAACGGTGATCTATCTATTAAGACTTATAAACGTAAGTTTGATTTTGAACTTGCTGCAGTCGTAGCTGATTTAGAAATTCCTATGGATATTCCAGAAGGCCGCTGGATTGATATCCGTCTGCATGAAGAACCTGAGCCGGAGCCTGAAGAACCTTTGAGTGAAACACCAGTTGAATTTCAGCCAACAAATTTATCCGAAGCCGTAGCTGCCGCCATGGTTGGTATAGCTCCGCCAGATCTCTCAGAAGAAACCCAGTAAGGACCCGCTATTTTAGCGGGTTTTTTTACGCCCATTTTTTATAACTGCCCGCTGATAAAGCGGGTTTTTTTATGCCTAAATTTTGGAGAACTATAAATGAGTTCAGGCGCAAAAATTCGATTATATGCTTGTGAAGAAGCAGTATTAGGGACGACTCCAGCAAACCCAATTTGGTACACGGTTCGCCGTGTAAGTGATGGCTTATCAGAAAATGTCTCAACTGAAGAAAGTAGCGAGGTTGTAGACTCACGCTATCGTCAAGGCGGTGTAGTTACTGAAGCAGAAGTAGCAGGTCAGTTAGAGTTTGAATTATCACTTGGAACATTTGATTTATTCCTAAGTGCATTAGCTTTTAATAACTGGGCAACGAATAGCTTAACCATTGGCGGTAATGTACGTAAGTCATTAACGTTAGTTAAAGTTTTCGAAGATGTTGGCCAAGTCTTTATTTATCGTGGAGTACAGGTTAATTCTGGTGAAATTACTATCCAGACCACTGGAAAAATTACTGGTAACTTTGGTCTTGTAGGTAGCTCGTTTACTCGTCAGCAAACGAACCCTGTAGTGAATCCGGTTGCAGCTTCGACTCGTCCGCTTGTCAGTATGCCGAACGTGGAAAACTTGCTTGTAAACGGCCAGTCAATTCAAGGCAAAGCGTGCATGCAATCGCTTACGCTTTCAATTAACAACAATCTTGAAGCGATCCGTTGTATTGGTTCTGGTAAATACACACCTGAGTTCTACATTGAAAAAATGATGGATATCGAAGCAAATGCTTCATTCATGTTCTCGGCCACAGCTGCTGGTTGGATTGATGCAATCAAAACCCGTGATGTGTTTACACTGACCTTCGACATCAGAGACAGCAAAGGAAGTAAATATTCGTTCAACTTCCCGCAATTGGAAGTCATGGAAGCCAATCACCCGGATGGTGGTGGTGATGACATCATTACTGTAGATATCAACTTTGCCCAAGTTCGTACAGCGCCAACAATTGTACGTGCTCTTGTTTAATCAGCTCATTCAGTAACAAAGCCTATGGAACCCCATGGGCTTTTTTATTTCTAAAATTTCAGAGGTAGTTATGGCTTTAAAAGTTGGAATTATTAAAAGCTCGGACGTATCAAAATGGTGTGAATACAAGGGGGCTGATGGCGAAGTACAGGCAGAGTTCAAAGTCCGTGGTATTGCCTATAAACCTTTTCAGGTAGCGATTGAACGGGCAGGAAATCAGATCTCGTCTAAAGGCTATGATGTGATGGTCAAAGATGAAAATGCCAAGCTTTATCACGAATTGTTAATGGATGCATGCGCCGCCCACTTAATCGAAGACTGGAAAGGTGTGGTATTTGCCGAAATCGTAGACGGTAAAACTGTTGAGTCTGAAAAGCCATATACCCCTGAGAATGCCTCAAAGCTTCTTAATCTTGGTGATATTGGTATTTCAATCTGGTTATTCATTAAAGAACAGGCTCAGAAGATTCAGGAAGAAGCAGATCAAGACAAGGCTTTAATTCTGGGAAAGTCATCGAGCTCTATAAGTACCAAAAGACCTATGCGTCAAAAACGCCGCACGAAATCGAACAAATCAAATTCTTAGGTGGCCACATTCCGGATCCGCCAGAATATTCTTATGCGGCAGAGTCAATACTTTCGGCATTTAGCGCCATTTGCAGATCCAGACGGTATGAGCAAAGTATCCCGTTATCATTAGACCAGCATGCAATCAATGTCTATGCAGAGCATAATGATTTGCCAGTGGCTGCTCATATTTTTAATGACTGTATTTTTGCTCTGGATAACCTGTTTCTGGATGAAGCGCATAAGAAGGCGACGCAACGAGCGACGAAGACTTAAATGCTGACGTGCGATACTTAACTGTGAACAAGCGACGGGATGTAACGCGATTGATGTTACATAATACTGCTATTCCATTGACAACGACGATAAGATTCGATATTGACACTTCTGTCATTAGTACGTACTATTCGTTTAAACGAAACGTTTACTATTGCGACGCGGTGACTGACTGCGACGCATATTTTATTTAGACGTACATAGGTTAAATCAAGCGTAAGCTTTGAGAGGAGACGCCATGAAAACTACAAAATTAAACTATCGCTTAGCAGATGGTTATGGCATCGGCTAGTTTACAAAAGAATACAAATAAAGCATCCTATTATGGGTGCTTTATTTTTATGAGTATAAAATGGTAATTGATAACATATTATTACTAAGAACAATTTTATTATTTTTACCTTATTTTGGCCTTTGGTATTTCTTTGATAAGAGAATTAAAGATAAATTCTTCTTAAAGCCGCGAACCCATATGCAATTAAATTTCATAATGATTGCATTGGTTATTGTTTTCGCAGAACTAGTATATTGGAATCTATTTCTAAGGAACTATACTTTTCTGGCTTTTGAACTCACAACTATTTCTGTTAACTCTCAAGGGGAAGAGAAGCAAACAATTTCTAATACATTAGTAGTCTTGTTAGGAACAGTTGTGGCAATTTTAGGCTGGTTATTCCCAACACGTGCTAATAGTGTGGCAGCCACAAGAAGCCATACAATACATACATTAATGGAATCAAGGCTTTCAGAGATTTACAATCACAAGGTAACGCTATGCACTGAAGTTTATGTAACAGCTAAGAAGCAATTTGGGGAAAGCTATATTCTAAAAAAAGAACACTTTGAGAACCTTGATCAAAAATATAAAGACGCAATTCACTATCTTTTAAATTATTTAGAGTTTGTTGCTACCGGAATACGTTTCGGAGATTTAGATGAAACATTGATGAGGAACATGATGAAAACAATCATTAATACTAATTTTACTTTTTTCGAAGAAGTTATCAAAGACAAGCAAGTAAAAGCACCAACCGTTTATGAGCACTTAACAGTACTGCATAAACGCTGGAACTGTAAGTAATATTTGAGGAACCGCTAGAGATAGCTGTTTTTTATTGCGCCAAAAAGCACCGTGGGGGTGCTTTTTTAATAATAAATCTAAATATGAACGGTCGCCAAAACGGGCGTCCGTTCAAATATTGCTATTGCCAAGATACTCTTCGAAGGCTTTTTCATCCAATTCTAATTTACTATTTTGCTGATTATCGAGCTTAGAGTTTCTCTCATTTTCAGACATATTTATAAACTTGTCGACAACACCAGACATAAACACTTCAAACTGCTCTTGGATAGAGCGATTATTCTTTTGAGCTTCATTTTCGAGGAACTCAACAATTTTTCGGGGAAACTCATTAATGTTATAGGTTATAGAGAAATTACCATCGGGTTGTTCTGTGGCATCACCACGTGTTTTAGGAATGAGGTTTGATGAATCTACCCCTAACGCATCTGCTATTTTGTAAAGGTTCGAATCTCTTGGAATAACATCAAGTTTAACTTCATAATCTGAAATTATTTTTCTACTTAAACCTGTCTTGTCCGCAAGTTGTTGCTGAGAAAGACCTGCCTTTGATCTAAAAAATTTAAGACGGGCACCGAAAGAATCTTTCATAAAACTAAATCCACGAGTTGACAAGGTTTAAAACTTGTCGTAACTTATCAATAGTTATCAAAAATAGAGAGGTTATGATAACAATGTACACTTGTTCCTATGATGACGAATTAGCAGATATTGTCAAGGCTGCCGCCAAGAGGGAAAACCGCACCTATCGAGGGCAATTCAACCATTACTTAAAACTGATTCTTCAACACGAAGGTCTTCTGGAAACTCCAGACAATAAAAAAGCAGATTGCACTCGCCAAAGTAATCAATCTGCTTCTGTTTAACCCACACAAAGGAATTAAACCTATGACAAGTTTAGCACAAAACTTTTTAAACCCAAACAATAAGCCTCTAGTTATTGGTGACTTTACGATTCGCCAAGATGAAGAAGGTCGTTTTATGTTGGGTGATCTTCATAAAGCAAGTGGGCACAACCAAAAGCACCAGCCAGCTTTCTTTTTGAGAAACCAACAAACTAAAGATTTAATTGCAGAAATTGAGGCATCTGCAAATTTGCAGACCACTTCAGAGAACCACTCTGCAAATTTGCATAGTGCCGTAAAAGTAATCAATGGTGGTGACAACAGAGGAACATATGTTGTTAAGGAACTAGTTTATGCATATGCAATGTGGATTAGCCCTAAATTCCACTTAATGGTAATTCGTGCTTACGATTCACTTGTTATGGAATGGCTATTAAATGGTAAGCAAACAATTTCACCAGAGCAGGCAGGAGTTCTCTACAACATTGTTCATACACGAGCGAATGGTAATAAGAACTTAATTGTTCAAATGTGGAGTCGTTTAAAGAATCATTTTAAATACTCAGCAAGTTACCGTGAATTACGTGCTATTCACTTTGAAGATGCTAAACACTATCTAGAAGTCATGGATTTAAATGCTAAGCCTGAAAAGCATGATTCTCATGATGTTGTAGCTCAGTTAGATGAATATCTAAAAAACCTTAATAGTCGCTATCCTGCTCTAAAATGTCCATATGCATATGAAGCCGCTATGAAGATTGCAGATGACATGAGTTATCGCGATACTAAAAAACCGCAAAGTTATTATGTAAGTTTCCAGAATGGGAAGATAATTACCCGATGGTTGGAAGAGCGCTTTTATCCAGTAGATATGATTGAGTTATCAGAAATCTTCGAAAAATTTTATAAATTTTCACGAAGTAATGATCTTCTAGATATTGGCAGAAACTTAAAAGCAAATATCAGTAGTTAATTAGACAAGACCCGCTAAGTGCGGGTTTTCTTCATGTGACATTTAATGATCAGTTTGTTAAAGTTGTTTCACTTATAACAAATGGACTACATTATGAAAAAGTTTTTATTAGCGGGATTTCTTGGATTGGGCTTGGTGGGGTGTGCGACAACATCTGGGTTGGCACCTAAAGTAACTACAAGTGGATTTGATGGATCAAAAAGAGTTTTTATTGATGGGCATAGTGTTGCATGTGATCAAATGGTTTGTCCTTTAATAGGCGCGATTTGGTTAAGCAATAACCCGAATCTTGTAGGGTTAAAGATATCAGTTATAAATTCAATCGTTTCTATAAACTCTGTTGATTTGAATATTGATGGAGAAATAATCAAATTAAGAGAAAACACTTTAACGGATTTTTCAACTGGTACTTTATTGGAGTCTAGCAAAGTATTTGTTACTGATTTAACCGTAGTGGATAAAATTCTTAATTCAAAAAGAGCTTGGATTCGAGTTAATACTAGCAAGGGACTAATCGAAAATCCGATTATTGATGGTTCTAAAGATAGTAAGGCTTACCACGCATTAAAACGTTTTAAAGATCAAGTGAATACTGTTAAGTAATACTTTGAAGTAAGTTTAATAAATGAAACCCGCGAAAGCGGGTTTTTTATTGCCTAGAGGAAAAGTAAGATGGCACAAGAATCCCGTTTGGTCATTGTTATTGATTCGCAAAATGCTGAACGTAATGCGCGTAATCTAGGCAATGAACTGGATAGCATTGAGCGTAAAGGTGAATTTGCATCTAAGTCTATGGACAGCTTGTCTGTAGCCACCAGAGCTTTAGCTGGACACATGGCTGGTTTATTAACAGTAGGTTCAGCCATTTCAAAGATGGATACATATACTGGATTACAAAATCGCCTTAAGTTAGTCACTAACAATCAAGTTGAACTAAATAAAGCAACGGAAGACACTTTCCGAATTGCTCAAAGAACTTATTCTGCTTGGGATTCTGTGTTACAGGTTTACCAGCGTTTTAGTGATAATGCCAAAACTTTAAACCTCACAATGGATGACACAGCACGTTTAACTGAAACAGTTTCTAAAGCTGTAGCAATTAGTGGTGCAAGCGCAGAAGCTGCTGATGCAGCTTTAGTTCAGTTCGGGCAGGCCTTGGCTAGTGGAACGTTGCGTGGAGAAGAACTTAATTCTGTAATGGAGCAAACCCCAGCACTAGCAAAGGCTATTGCTAAAGGTATGGGTATTACTGTAGGTGAATTACGTTCAGTAGCAGCTGAAGGAAAAATTACTTCACAAGAAATTGTAAAAGCGCTTAGAAATGTAGAATCTGATGTTGATGCTCTTTTTGCTAAAACAGATATCACAATCGGGCAGTCTCTCACACTCCTAAACAACGAGATCACAAAATTTGTTGGCGAAGCAGGTAAGGGAAGTGGTGCGGCACAGGTATTAGCTGGATCAGTTCAAACTCTTGCAAGTAATTTAGATTTAATTGCTGATGGGGCTTTAGTAGTTGGTATTGGATATATCACTCGTGCAATTTTGATGAAGAGCGCTGCTATTAAAGAGGGAATGGCTTCAACTTTAGCGAGCCGCCAAGCATCTGTATTAAATGCTCAAGCAGAATATGCAGAAGCTACCGCTGCTTTGAATGCAGCAAAAGCTCATCTCGCGAATGTGCGAGCAACAAATGCAGAAACCCAAGCTAAATTTGGAGCAACTGCGGCAGCAACTCGATACGCACAAGCACAGGCAGCAGTAACTGCTGCTACAAATGCACAAACAGCAGCTCAAATTAAGCTAAATACTGCAACTTCAATTGCAGGGAGACTAGCTAAAGGGGCGTTTGGATTAATTGGTGGGTGGGCTGGAGTTGCAACATTAGGAGTAATGGGATTAGCGGCAGCCTATTCTTATTTTAATAATAAGGCAGAGGAGGCAAAGCAAAAGCTTGCTGAACAAGCTAAAGTTGCTGAGAAAGCTGATGAGGAGTTAAAAAAATTAACTGGCAATGATAAGGCTAAAGCAGTTAATGATTTAACTACTGCTTTTAATGCACAAAATAAAGCATTAGAGAAATCATCGCGTGCTGTAGGGTCTGCATTAATTGATATCGAGAACTATGCACGAGGAAATAGGGAGGTTGAAAAAATTTCCCAAGAAGCGAGAACTGGAACTATCAGCTATACAGAAGCCATTGAACGTCTAAATAAAATTAAGTTGCCTACAGATCTATATGAAAATCTGAAAAAACAGGCTGCGCAGTATGATGACAATGCATCTAAAGCAAGTTTATCAGCTGAGAAACTTAAATTATTAAGAGTTGAGGTGAAACTTGGAGGCAATGAAGCACAAAATGCAGCAATTGAGCAGCAGAAACATGCTGATGCCATCAAGAATACAAAACAGGCTGCAGATGAGGCTCAAAAGTCCTTACAGAAAATGTATGCAGATAAATTGTGGGATACGCAATTTGTCGAGATAGTAATGAAAAAGGGTTTTTCTGAGTCTCAGGCTAATGATTTACTGAAGCTTTATAAAGATTCATTAGCTAAGGGTCTTAAGGCAGCAGACCGAGAGGCTATGAAAGCATTAACGGATACTTGGAAAGCAGAAGAATCAATCAAAGCCATCACGGATGCTAGAACTGATTCAATACGTGAGCAAAACAAGGAGCTTAAAAATCAGCAAAAAGTACTAAATGTAAATGCGAAAGTCCTAGCAAATGCTTCAAAATTCGGCTTTGCAGATCTGGAGTCTAAATACAAACTTCCATCAGGAACATTATCCGCGATTCATATGATCGAATCTCGAGGTAATGCAAAAGCCTATAACAAAGAAACCGGAGCCACTGGTGGATTTCAGTTTCTCGAAGGTACTGCCAAGCAATATGGCGTAAAAGACCGCACTGATTTAGCACAATCTGCTGAAGGTGCCGCTAAGTACATGTCTTATCTTTTGAAGCTTTTTAAAGGTGATTTAGAAAAGGCTGTACGTGCATATCATGCAGGTGAAGGCAATGTAATGAAGGGTAAAGGTATTGGTAAAAATAATAATCAATACTGGAAAGACTATCAAAGTTACATGGCTGGTATTAATGGCTATTCTGCTGGTGATATCTCATCAAAAGACTTTGATAAGCTTATTCAAGATACCACTAAAATGGCCGAGGAGCAGGCAAAACTTCGTCTTCAATTAGAGAATGAGGTTGCTAATCAAGTAACAAAGATTAGGTATGATCTGGCCAAAAAACTTGAGGATGTTGATAAAGCTAACTTTAGCCCAGAACGCAAGGCCGAAATTAAAGCAGAACTTCAAGCACGTGCAGATAATGATATTGCTATTGCTGAGCAAGCTACAAAGACTAAGCTTGATTCATTCCGAGACTACACAAAGACGGAAGAGCAAATATTAAAAGATAGCTATGCCAAGCGTCAGTTTGAGGCCGAGCATGACCTAGATTTAACTAAAGATCAGCGTAAAGAGGCTGTTGATCTATTAGCTCAACAATTAAAGCAAGAACTTGGGTTAATGCAATTAGCTCAGGAACAGCGTTTATTTCAGGCACGTTTATCATTGCTTTCTGAAACGCAAGCCATGCAGGAACGCTATAGATTGGAGCGAGAAGAAATTGCCAAAACGGCAAAAGATGAGGAGGAAAAACGTAAGCGACTGGCATTATCTAAAGCCAATCAGGATAAAGAGACTCGCGATAAAGTGAATAACGCTGTTCAAAACTGGGGTGGCATTCAGGCTGCTATGAATGGTACCAGCGAGTTCTTCAGACAGGATCAAGAGCGGTTTAGTCGTCTAAATGCTGCAAATGATTTAGCAGATAGTCAATTTGCTGCTACCGACCTGAATGAGCAAAACTCTTTAGATGGTTTGAATGCTCAATTCGAAGCAGGGCTAATTAAGCAACAGGATTTCGAAAACCAGAAAACAGCTATCATTCAAGCTGCTCAGGACCAACGTAATCAGATTGCTGCCGAATATGCAAAGAATGCTCAGGATATTGAAGATAAGTATCAGCAAGATCGTTTGAACACCCAAATTGCATTTGGTGGCCAAATGATGGGTTCACTTACATCGATGTTTGGTTCAATGTTTGGAGAGCAATCTAAAGCATATAAGATCATGTTCGCCGCTGATAAAGCTTATGCCATTGCAGCTGCTGGTATTGCGATTCAGCAAAATATTGCAGCAGCTTCAAAAGTAGGTTTTCCTCTTAATTTACCGTTGATTGCTGGGGCGGTTGCTCAAGGCGCTAGCATTATTGCAAACATCCGTGCAATCAAAGATCAAGGCTTTGCTGACGGTGGTTACACTGGATCTGGTAGAAAATATGAACCTGCAGGTATTGTCCATAAAGGAGAGGTGGTCTGGTCCCAAGAAGACATTAAACGCTGGGGGGGAGTTGGTTTAGTTGAGAAAATGCGTAAGAGTGCAAACCCTGAAGCATTTATCAATAATCATGCTATTAACAACACTTCAGCAGAAAATGTCTTTAATCGTTCATTCCTAAGCTCTAAAGCTTTTAATAATAATCAAAATATCTCGAATATTTTTAATCAATCTTCTCGAGAAGACCAGATTATTGTTAAAGCACTCAAGCCAAGTAATGAAGTGGTGTTGCAATCAGGAGATGTTCAGAACATTACTAACCAGTATGCTGGGAACAACACCAGCTTTAGCGAAGTTCTAGATAAATCGATTCAAAGTAGTAAATCCTTTAATGCTAGCAAGTCGATCGTTTCTAGTCTCTCTAACTCAAAAGTTCTAAATAGTAATGTTTCAAACAGTACCGTGCAGAATGCTGAGAAAGAATTGCTGAAAGGAGTTTCTATCTTCAAAGACAATGGTTTTGCAGATGGAGGCTATACAGGCAAAGGTAATAAATATGAGATTGCTGGTACCGTGCATAAAGGAGAAATTGTTTGGTCCCAAGATGATATTAAAAAATGGGGTGGTGTTGATAAAGTTGAAAAGATGAGAAGGGCTACAAGTCCAGAATCATTTGTTTCTAACTATGCTCAAAACCATACCACTTTTGAGAGTATCTTGAATCGGGCCCACCAGAGCTCAAGGATTTTTAACCAGAGCAAAGAAATCTCGAACATCTTTAATCAATCTGTTCAAGATGATCAGATTATTTATAAGGGCAATGGCAGCGTACCTACTTCAGCAACTTCTGACTTATTCCATGATGGCAAGGTCTACTTCTCATCCAATGGTATAGTTCAGGATCGCTCAAATCTTGAGGATGTTCAAGACTTCACGATAAGTCAAGCTTCTCGACCTCAAGCTGAGATTATGCCTTCAATTGAACCTTCTACACCGACAATCAATTTCAAAATTGAAGTGATTAATCAGGTGAGTGGGGCAACAGTTGAAGCTGAACAACTGGATGAGCAAACAGTCCGGATCATTGTTACAGATGAACTGGATAAGCAGCTTCCAAGAAAGGTACCGAAGCTTGTTAGTGATCAAATTGCAAATCCAAACTCAACCATTAGTCGGTCTTTGACTGAGAATACGACAGCAAGACGGAATCGTTAATTAACAAAACCACCTTTCGGGGTGGTTTTTTATTACCTGAAGGAAAGTTATGTACAAGTTAAAGCTAAATCCCCAGACCAGTGGCTATGGCGTAACACCAGGTGATGATGTGAAACGTCAGCAGATGGATGGCGGACGTGGTCGCTATTACATCGATGTAAAGCGTAATAGCCACATTGTTGATGTGAACTGGAATTTAAGTAAAACCGATTTCAATAAAATGATGGCCTTCTGGCGGGTCTACCAGAATAAGCCAGCCTCATTTTATGCGGATCTGGTGATTGATCAGGGGGAACGTCAGCAATATCTATGCAATTTCATTCCAAACTCGTTCAAGACCAATGAAGTGAATGGCAACCTTTACCGGGTAAATGCACAGCTCGAAGTTGTTCAAAACCAGCCTAACCTGAATGCCGATATAGCTTTAATTAAGGATTGGGAGGTCTAATGGATAACGAATATGCCAAGTTCTTTTTCAATCGGAAAGTTGATGTCTGTCAACTGGAGTGTATTGAGCTTTCTCATCCTTCTTTTATGAATACATACCGAATAGTCCGTAATGATGATCGTGGGGTGTATGTACAACATAAGGAGGGATCCGGTCAGGTCTATTATGAATTTTTGCCAGCATCTATTCAAAGATCCGGAATGCTGGGCGATCTAGACCAGACTTTAACAGTCTCTATTTCAGGTCTTGGTGATATTTTGCCGGATGAGTTTGAACGGGTAATAGAAGGTCAATTTCCGGATGTAAAACCAACAGTTAATTATCGGCTTTATAGTTCAGATAATTTAAATACACCGATGCATTATCTGCTTGGCTTACAACTCGCCGGTGTTTCAATGAACCATAAAGCTGTGACGTTCAAAGCTGAATCTCCACGATTAAATACCGCTAAAACTGGAGATATCTTTGCACTAGACCGCTTTACTGGTCTCAAGGGGGCTATATGAAAAGTCATGATCATTTGCTTGATAGACAATATGACGAGGAAAACTACAACTGTGTTCATTTTGCTCATGAAGCTGCATTGGATCTATATGGAATAGACCGGGCGGAAGCACTTGAATTTTTTATGAAGCCTATTAAAGAAAAGGTATTTCTACCATCAAGGTTAAAACTTTTAAATCCACTGCCCATGCCCAAGGAAGGCTGCATAGTCGCCTTTCACTCGAGATACCGAAACAAGCCCCCACATGTGGGGCTTTTTCGTTTGGGTCGTGTTCTACATTTGATGGAAGGCGGAGTTACTTTTTTATCCGAAGAAGTGATCAAGGCAATGGGTTTTAGTCGGGTCAGTTACTATGATTAAGATTATTTATAAAAAAGATGCTTTGTCTGAAGAAAAGACGATTGAGCAGGCTCAAACCATCGGACAATGGCTTACTTCAAAATATGATTATATGCCTGAACATGTCCGTATTTTCCATACAACAAGTAATATGGATCATGCCGAAATTTCATTTGCGAATGAAGTCACGCCGAAAAATGCATATGAGTTAAAGCAGCTTGATTTCTTACCAGGTACTTTTATCGTAATTGAGAATCCTAAAGGTATTGAGCTTGGTGCAGCTGCATGGGCTGCTATTATCTCATTGGTTGTGGGGGTGGCAGTTGCATTATTAATGCCAGTACCTTCAATTACACAAACAAACCAAAATAACAACCAGTCTTCATCTGCAAATAACGAATTATCCAATCGTGAAAATAAAACTCGTGTAAATGGCCGGATTGCTGATAACTATGGAGCCGGGTGGAACACACCCGACCTAATCGCAGTGCCTTACAAAGTTTATGAAAATAACGTTGAAGTTGAACACGTTGTCGGTTGTATTGGTCGTGGTCACTATAAAATTAACGGTGCATATGACGGTGAAACCAATATTGTCGATATTGCCGGTGCATCGGTAGAAGTCTATCGACCAGGCGTTGATATTGTCTCGGGTGAGCCATATTTCTCGCTTGGTACCGAAATTACCACGCCGCCACTAACGGTTCAGCATCAAACTTCTGTTAATGGCCAAGTTCTCCGTCCAGCTGATACACAAAGCTTGGAAGGTACCAACTATCTTCTTTTTGCATATCCTAATGAGATCCTGCGGGCATCTGCAAACAATACGGATTTAACCACTAAGTTTGTAAGTAATGACCGTGTAGAAATCACCAATGCCTCATTCACGTTTAATGGCCAGACTTATGATTTAAACGGTACATATGGCGTTCTATCGGTAGCTGATGACCGTATGGCATTGTCTAATCCGGCTGCGGTAAACCCCAACTGGCTAAAGCTAAAGGAATTATCAAATCAGCAAACTGGTGCTTTATCTCCAAAGCTTTCATCTATTGGCGAGAAGTGGATTGGTCCATTCATTCTGGACAATGTCGAACGAAGTCGGGTGCTATGTAACTTTGTGGCCACAAATGGACTTTACACAGTTTCTTCAGGTGGAAATCAGGGAGCTGTAAACGTCACGATTGAAGTTGAAGTAACGCCGGTTAATGAATCTGGTGCAGCCATTGGCAATCCAATGCTGAAGCAGATAATCCTAAAGGGGTCAGCAAAGTCACGTCAGACAGTTGGTGCAACGCTGGATATGGTGACATTTCAGGGTCGCTGTAGTGTCCGTGCACGCCGTTTAACACCAACACCAGCGGTTACAACGGTAGTAGATGAAGTAAAGTGGCAGGCGCTTTACGGTGCTTATCCTTTGCAAAGCACAGTGTATGAACATGAAACGGTTTTTCGTGCACGTACTTATGCAACCACTGGAGCTTTATCTGTTAAGTCCCGCAAGATCAATTTTGATCTTCAGCGAATGTTGCCGACTTATAAAAACGGGGCAATGACGACAGAGCTATTTCCAACATCGAGCTTTGCTGATGCTTTGGTATCTATGGCACTCGATGACAAGATTGGTCGCCGTACGATTGATGAGATTGATCTGGAAAACATCTATCGCACATATAACGATGTAGTTGATTATTTTGGTACGCCACTTGCGGCTGAGTTCTGTACCACTATTGATGATACAAACCTGTCTTTTGAAGAGCTGGTTACCAATCTTTGTGATGCCGTATTTTGTACCGCATATCGGCAAAACAATAAGCTCAAGCTTTATTTTGAACGTCCAACTGATAACTCGGTAATGCTGTTTAACTTCAGGAATATCATTCCGGATAGTTACAAGCATGACCTGACCTTTGGCGTGATGGATGACTACGACGGACTGATCTATGAATACACGGATCCGACCGACGATAGTCGTATCAATATCTATTTGCCAGACAAAGGAGCAAAGAACCCGAAAGAAGTGAAATCCGTTGGTGTACGGAATAAATGGCAAGCTCATTTTAATGCGTACCGGCTTTGGAACAAGCTTCGCTTCCAGCGCAAATCCATTACCTTTGATGCGGCACCAGAATCAGAATTACTGGTTTTACGTGACCGGATTGCTGTAGCGGATTATCGCAATGGTATTCATCAAAGCGGCGAGGTGGTACAGCAAGAAGGTTTAATTCTCACCCTAAGCCATGATGTCGATTTCATTGCAGGCAAGAGCTATGTGATCTATCTGCAAATGGGGGATGGTACCGTGGACCTGATTCCCGTTACGCCGGGTTCAGCCAAGAACAAAGTAGTTTTAGGGCGTTTACCGAACGGGGCCTTAAAGCTTAGTCCCGATGACTTTGTGAATACTATCTACACCGTAGTTAATGACGATACCAAAGGCTCACTGCCTTATCTGGTTGCAAAAAGAGAACCGGCTGACCAGTTCTCTAATACCATTACTGCAATTAATTACGATGAACGTTATTACCTCAATGACAAGGACTTTATTGATGTGCCGGTTGATGATTCACCGATTTACATTCGATATGACCAGCTGGATATTAATCTGGCACGTTTATATCAGATGCAAAGAGGGGATTTGCCAACGACTGGAGAAATCAGTTTTGTAGTTGAAGCAGGTGCACTAGTTTCAAGCTCAAGTTCTTATCGACCGGAAACCAGATTTGTCTATAAATTCGACTATAAGTCTAGTCCTGCAAAACGAGAGTATATCGTTCCAGCTGCATCAGAATTACCTGCTATTGATACTGGTGAGTTCCCACCTGATCTGGTGGTGAATCTGACGATTAAAGGTGCTGTTGTTGGACGTGGTGGTGATGGCGGGTTGCCACATCTAGCTTACGGAGATTGGGAAAAAGATTCAGACTTCAATTTTACCAAAACCCGCCGTGATGGATTTCAAGGTGCACCAGGTTTATTAAACCGACACAGCAAACTAAACCTGATTATCGATGGAGGGACGTTAGCTCGAGGCGGTTCAGGTGGTGGAGCAACACCAAGTGGTATTTATACAGGATTATCGTATGGGGTTCAGGGTATTCCGGGAGGAGCTGGTGCACCTTTTGGTCGGGTAATGACAGGACAGCCTATTACTAGCGACTCACAAGATTGGCGTTGGTACTTAAATGGTGACTTTATGGTTGTCAAAGTAACCGATGCTGAAGCTGCAGTGCCCGGTAAAGGTTACCGAACCCAAAATGACCGTTATGGATCTCCATTATCAGGTGATGGCGGAAACTGGGGCGAACGTGGTACCAAGTCCACTAATGATGGAACGTGGAACTGGCAATACCATGGAACGACTGAAGGTCAGCCGGGGCCGGGTGGACCTGCAATTGTGGGAGTTGCACCACTGACAACTCAATTGATTAATGGAGGGAAAATCTTACAAACACTTTAAACTTTAAAAGAACTTTGAGCACCCAATTCGGGTGCTTTTTTATTGTCTAAATTTTTTGGAGATATTAATGGAACCAGTTTCCACAAGCGGTTTTACAGCACTACTAAAATTGTACGGGATTGCAATCATGGTGACTTTAGCGGTCGGTTTGGTTGCAGCAGTGGTATTAATGACTCGTATGCCACGTTCACCACAAGAGTGGGCAGTGGGCTTGATCTGTACGGTTGTTTCAAGTTTGGCTGGTGGCTCGTTCATCATTGTGAAGTGGGGGCTTCATGAATGGGTTACTGATGTATGGGGGATGATAGCACTTGGTGGATTCTTCTTTGTTTGTGGATTACCCGGTTGGGCTTTGGTCCGATGGATCTTTAACTTCATTGATAAGCAGGAAGGTAAAACGATCGTTGAAGTGATCAAAGAGTTTAAAAAAGCCAGAAAAGACATTGAAAACAGTTAATGCCGCCTTCGGGCGGTTTTTTTTATATCTAAAGGAAACTGAGATGAATATTGAACAATATCTTGATGAGTTAATTAAGCGCGAGGGTGGTTACGTAAATAACCCAGCAGATCGGGGCGGTGCAACCAAATACGGTATAACTCAAGCTGTAGCACGTGAAAACGGCTATAAGGGTAATATGAAAGATTTACCTCTGGATGTGGCCAAAGCAATTTACCGCAAAAACTATTGGACAGCTCCGCGATTTGACCAAGTAAATACAATCAGCTCAGCAGTGGCCGAAGAGCTTCTAGACACTGGTGTGAATTGCGGTACCGGCTTTGCAAAACCTCTTTTACAACGAGCTTTGAACTTACTAAACAACCAAGGTAAAGCTGGATATGCAGATTTAGAGGTTGATGGTGTTTATGGATCTGAAACTCTTAGAGCTCTAAAAACCTATCTGGCCAAACGCGGGAAAGAAGGCGAGAAAGTTCTGGTGCGAGTTCTCAATATTATGCAAGGACAACGCTACATTGAAATCTGTGAGCGTAATCCAAAGCAGGAACAGTTTTTCTATGGTTGGATTGCCAATCGGGTTGTTATATGACTTTCTTTCAATACAGACGTTCAAAGATAGCTTTCACAATCACACTGCTGTGCATTCTATTTTCAGGATGCACAGCTCATACGATCAATAACAATGTGAGTGTTGGTATTTGTGTGAAAGCCCTCTGAGGAGAGCTTTTACAATTTATGCATTTTTTACATTACCTAACTGATTATTTTTACTAAAATAAATACATATTAAAATAGCAACTAATATTACTCCTGATGCTGCAAAACGGCTTAAGTCTAAACCTCCAGCGGAAAGGGGCTTATCTAGAAAGTCTCCAACTACAGCACCCAAAGGACGAGTTAAAATAAAAGTGCTCCAGAATAAAAATGTTCGTGAAACAGAAGTGAATTTATACAAAAACACCATCAATAAAATGAGTGCTGAGAAAAGAGCAATCCCGCCACTATAGCCTAATCCAATCGTATCTGCTGACCAGTCACCAAGAGCTGTACCCAAAGTTTGGCTAAAGGTAATTGTTAACCAATAAAAGACTTCTGATTTAGGTTTATTAACGGTATGAGGGGAGACGCTGCCTTCAACTTTATACCAACCCAATAATGAGAAGATGACTAAGCCGAGGAGTAAGCTACTTCCTCCACTATAACCAATACCTAAAGATCGAGTGACAAAGTCTGCTAATGTTGTACCAACAGTTGTACTCGCAATAATGGTAAACCAATATAAATATGGTTTATAACTTTTTGCCTTAATTTGACAGATCAATAAGATAATAAAAACTATGGCAAAAATAAAAGTACTAGTTAAATACCCAAGTTTCAATGACATTGAAAAACTATCTCCGCCAGTTTCACCAAAAGTAGTTGCGAAGATTTTAGTAATCCAGAAGGCTTTGTTGCACAAACCTATCTCTAAAGGCTTATTCCACAATATAATTTTGAGATGAATAAGCCTACACCTAAAATCTACCGTACAACCAATTGGCCCACATACAACCGAGCTCTCATTAATCGTGGGAATATTGCCATTTGGTTTGATCCCAAAACACAATGGTATGCTCAACCAAAAAGCCAACATGGTCGAAATCAAACTTATTCCGATACAGCCATCCAATGCTGCTTAATGATTAAATCC